GGTGAGAATGGTGCTGGAAAATCTACAATACTTGATGCATTGTGTTTTGTATTGTTCAATAAACCCTTCAGACAAATTAGTAAAACACAACTACTCAACTCTATCAATCAGAGAGAAGCAGAAGTAGAAGTAGAGTTTACTACACAGAATAAAAAAGTCAAGATTATTCGTGGTATCAAACCTAACAAGTTTGAAATATATGTTGATGAGGTAATGATTAATCAAAATGCAAATGCAAAGGATTATCAGAAACATCTAGAACAACAAATTCTTAAATTTAATTATCGTTCATTTACACAAGTGGTTATACTTGGTAGTTCTACTTTTGTACCATTTATGCAATTAAATTCTAAAGCGAGAAGAGAAGTTGTTGAAGACATTCTAGACATTAAGATATTCTCTCTAATGAACCTTGTTCTTAAAACAAAGGTAAGGGAAATAAATACGAATATTACAGATAGTAATTATGCTACTGAACTTACTAAAAGTAAGATAGAGATACAAGAGAAGTACATTGAAGATTCTAAAAACAATAGGGATACTATTCTTTCTGAAAAGACAAATCTTATATCAACTAATGAAGAAGAAATCTTTGCAAACAAAAAGAAAGAAGAAGAGTTACAACAATCCACCGATACCTTTCTGGAAGCGATGAAGGGTGAAGACAAGGTTACTGATAAAAGAGATAAACTAAAAGATATTCAATTCTCTTTAAAAGATAAACATAATCGCAATACTTCATTGATTAAGTTCTTTGAAGAGAATGATGATTGTCCAACTTGTGAACAACACATTGATGAAGAGTTCAAATGTAAATCTATAGATGAAAAACTTCTAGAGGTTAGAGAACTTGAAACTGGACTAAACAAGTTATCAGATGAAATGAATAAAGTCAACAAAAAAGTAAAAGACTTTAAGAACCTTGCAACTGCAATTCAGAAGAATCAAGTAGAGATTGGAAAGTATCGTAGTACAATTACTCAACTAGAAAAGTTCAATGCAACTCTAGAAGCTGAAATGAAACAAATAAAAGATAAAGAAATTGCAGAAGAAGATGTAAAAAAACTTGACAAACTCCAAGAAAAGTTGTATAGTTTAGATTCAACCTCAAAAAAGTTGAAAGAAGAATTGTTCTATTATGATATTGCACGAAACTTATTACAAGATACTGGTATCAAAACTAAGATTGTGAAACAATATTTACCTATTATGAATAAGTTGATTAATACATATCTATCATCTATGGATTTCTTTGTCAACTTTAATATTGATGAAAACTTTAACGAGACAATCAAGTCACGATTTCGTGATGACTTTGTATATGCAAATTTCTCTGAAGGTGAGAAGATGCGTATTGACCTTGCACTACTTTTTACTTGGAGAGCGATTGCAAAGATGAAGAACTCGACAAATACTAATCTGTTAATTCTAGATGAAATATTTGATAGTTCGTTAGATGCAGATGGAACTGATGCATTTCTGAAAATACTGAATACTTTTGAATCAGAAAATGTATTTGTCATTTCGCATAAACAAGATATGTTGTTTGATAAATTCAGACACACAGTTAAATTTGAAAAGACTAGAAACTTTAGTAAGGTGGTATAATGAAACAGAGTGAAAGATTTTATGAACTATTAGAAGAAATGAAAAGAACCCATGATGCAAAACGTCATGACTATGCAAGTACAGAGGATGTATTCGCAAACTTCAGACATTGTGAAATCGCTGGTATTCCAGCATGGAAAGGTGTTTGTGTTCGTATTAGTGATAAGTTTAGTCGCATCATGGGGTTCGCAAGGAAAGAACGTCTAGAGGTAAAAGACGAAAGTATTAAAGATACTCTAGTAGATATGGCTAACTATGCTCTTATCGCATTAATTCTTTATGAGGAAGATAATGGGAAAAAGAAGTGAGTTTGAAAGAAAAGACAGAGACTTTTACCCAACTCCATATAAAGCAGTAGAACCTTTACTACCCCATTTACCAGAGAGTTTTACGTTTGCAGAACCTTGTGCTGGTGATGGTAGATTAATTAGTCACTTGACAAAACATGGTGGTGATGTAAGATATGCACTTGATATTGAACCTATGCACGAATGGGTAAAGTATGGTGATGCACTTACTCAAGGATATACACAATGTGATTACATTATCACGAATCCACCTTGGAATAGAAAAGTTCTACATCCCATGATAGAACACTTCGTTGACTTTAAACCGACATGGTTATTATTTGATGCAGATTGGATGCATACAAAACAATCAATTCCCTATACAAAATACCTTAGTAAAATCGTGAGTATTGGTAGAGTTAAATGGATTGAGGATAGTTCCAGTGTTGGAAAAGACAATTGTTGTTGGTATCTCTTTGAAAGACAAGCTCATTATCCGATACAATTTTTTGGAAAAAGGTGAAAAAAAGACTTGACTTTGTTATCAGAACATGGTATAGTATATACATAATCAAGAGAGAAAGATATATAATGAATTTGTTTTCAGAAGATAACTTAAAGAAAGACAAGTGGGAGCAACACGCTCTTACATTTCAGTTTAATATATTGTCTGCAAATCTTTACAATGCATGGGATAAATTACCACATTCATGGCAAGTAATTTATTGTGAAGATTTTTACAATACTATTTTTAAAGAATCTTCTATAATTACTGGATTTATAACTAATGATGCAAATTACAATAAAGCAAACTTTAAGAAAGAACCTACTAAAGACCACTTTCAAGTTGCAAGAATAGCGTTTAGAGCTATGATGGCAAACAATAGAGATTTAATTAAGGATACTCAAAAGTTTATAAATGTGTGTGAGACATTACGTCATGTTGTAGAAGTAACTAAAGAACAGAATGGTGAGGTAAAGTATTCTTGGAAAAAGAAACAAATAAGAATAACAGAACTTGCCATTGATAAGTATGATTCATATAAGTGGTTAAACCCTCTGGGTGCAACTGTTAATGGTGGATTTCCTTTGAAGGATATGTTTTATGATTGGTACACACAGTTTGAAAAGGATAATTTAAATAAAGTCATTGCATAAAAAAACACTTGACTTTGTTATCAAAACATGGTACTATGATTCGTAATGATGAGAAAAGAGGT